CCTTTTACTTCCCATTGTTTGTCAGGACGTAATCTTTCAAGTCTTTTTTCTAATTCAGTCCAAAGAATTACCTTTTCATCTTTTGCTTCACTTTGGAGTGTTGTGTACTCTAAGGTTAGTTCACTATCGGGTGTTTTTAAATTACCACTATATTTACCTCTAACTCTTGCTAAAGTTTCTTTACAATATGCAGTAAACCATCTCCTCACCCATGTTTGTGCTGGCGAATTTAATTCATCCCATCTTGTTTCGTCAATTGGAATATCAGAAGGTAATCTCACAACATCAGGGTTTTTAGCCAAACAATCTTCTCTATCGAATGTATCATAGTACCAATACCAAACTTTGTAATCGTTTCTTTTCATATTACCAAAGTCAAACTTACCACCAGGTACATTGTATAAATGTATTGCTTTTTTACCTTCAGGTAACGCTGTTATTCTATATGTTAAATCACCTGTTATAATTCTTCTTTTCATCTGAATATCTTGCATTCTTAACAAAATATCAAATGCTGGTGTAATAAAATAATTACCTGTTGTTCCCATTTGTGAAAAACCGGCACCACCACCAAGACCTATACCTCCGAATCCACCAAATCCACCCATAAATGGATCAAAATAAGCAGCATCTAACTCAGATCTAGCAAACCATAAAAGTTCGTTTATTTCTCTACCTGCAGGAATTTCATAAATTTGTTGATTTGGTACTAAGTCTATGTAATCTTTTTGTAAAACATAATCACCACCAGCCTGTAACCCAACAATTTTTGAGTAAGCATAGGTATATTGAGTTTCCCAATCTAAACTACGTGTGGTAAAAGCCTTTGTTAGTGATTGTTCATCTAAATTAAGACCATAGAGTGATGACCATTGAGTCTCAATTAACCAATCATTTACATGTTGTGAATAATCCTGAATTGATAACTCCAATAAAGAGTCCATCATTTCATCTTCTAACTCAACACCTCTTAAAGGTGCACCTAAAAGATTTCTGATCCTCTTATAAAGTTTACTTCGTTGTGGTTCGCTAATAATACTTGTAGACATAGGATATTTTTTTAATAAATATCTTATTGTTCTGCTTTATTCCTATCTATTTGAGTGGTGTATTGGTCAGTTACAAAATTCCAGTTAACTACTTTCCAAAAATTATTTATGTATCTATCTCTTTCGTTTTTATATTTAAGATAATATGCGTGTTCCCATAAATCTAAACCAAGTATAGGGTATGATTTATTTTTTCCTGTCAACATCAAAGGGTTGTCTTGATTACCTGTTGTTATAATCTTTAACCTATTAGATTTTGTTAATACTAACCAAACCCAACCAGAACCAAATCTAGATTTGGCTTCTCCCTCAAATTTTTTCTTGAATTTATCAAATGAACCAAATGTCGATTCTATTTTATAGAGTAATGGATTTTCTAATCTTGTTTTTTTTGGACTTAACATTTTCCAAAAAAGTGCGTGATTGAAAGCACCACCACCGTTATTTCTAACTTTAATATTAAATTTAGATATGTTAGAAATTATTTCTTCTAAATCTAAATCCTTACCTTTTATTTTAGAAAGTTCAGAATTTAATTTTTCAACATAACCTTTGTAATGTTTCGTGTAATGTGTTTTCATAGTTTCTGAATCTATGAAATCTTCTAAGTCGTCAAAGTTATAAGGAAGTTTTTCTACTGAAACTTTTTTTATTTCAGAAATTATTGATTCATTAATAATGGAATGAACACCTAACTTACTTTCAATTAAGTTTATTCTATCGTTTAATTTTCTAAATATCATATAAATAAATATCACCTCTTAGAAGAAATCATACTCAACATTTCTTCAATCGCAGACGCATCATCCATAATATCATCACCCATTACTGTGGATATAATTTTTTTCTTTCTATTAAGGATGTCATAAATAACTCCTTCGATTGTATTTTCAAAAAGTGGGTAATAAACGGATGTTGAATTTTTTTGACCAATTCTGTGTGATCTATCTTCTGCCTGTGCGTGTTCGGCAGGAACAAATGATAGGTCATTCATAATAACAGCTTCGGCCGCGGTTAAAGTAATACCGACACCTGCAGCCTTTAAATTTCCAACAAAAACTTTAATTTTATCGTTTGTTTGAAAATCATCAACCGCCTTTTGACGATGAGGTTTCGAACAAGAACCATCTAAATAAACCGCTTGTTTTCCAAAATGTTCATAAATAGTTTTTAAAGTATCTGTAAAATTTGTAAATATGATTACTTTTTTTCCTTGTTCAATAATATTTTCAGCCAATTCAATAGTGTTTTTAACTTTTTCTTCGGCAATTACTTTTCTCACTCTCATTAGTTTTCCAAATTGGATTGTAAGCGATGACGACTCTTCAGAATTATTATCATACCAATTAAAATATTCACCCATTAGTTCTTCGTAGTCTTTTGATTTTAACCTCAAATAAACAGGTGTAATAATTTTATCAGGTAGATCTAACACGTCTTCTTTCAATCTTCTAAGTATATGACTTTGAGTTCTTTCTCTTAATTCATCTAAGTTAGATGCCCCTGTAACGTTCCAAACTTTTCTTTTTCCAACACTAAATTGAAATCCATTACAGTATCTTTTTGCGTAGGCCATCCAATTTGCCGCTACAGGACTTTCAACTAAACTTAAAAGATTGTAGTAATTCATTGGCCTTGAAGTCATTGGTGTTCCTGTTAGTAACCAAACTCTTTCAACTTTACAACATAGGTCATTTACTATTTTTGTCCTTTGTGCCTGTGGATTTGATATCATATGTGCTTCATCCATGATTACTAAATCAAAATTAGAGTTTAAAATTATTGACTCATCTTTCTTTTTAGGGTCATGAAAGTTTTTTAATATGTCGTAGTTAATAATAACAAAATCAGATTCATTTGAAAATTTTTTACCTTCTGCAATATAAACGGTTCTATCTGAATAATTTTCAATTTCACGTTGCCAATTTATTTTTAAAGATGCCGGACAAACAATTAATATTTTTTTTGCTCCCGTTTCAAGTGCTGAAATAATGGTTGAGGTTGTTTTTCCAAGACCCATGTCGTCGGCCAAAATAAACTTTTTATTTCTAACAAGTTTTTCAATAGCCTCTTTTTGGTGTATCATCGGAGCTCTGTGATCGTATTTAGAATATTCAATAACTACGTTTTTAACTTCGTTGTCTTTAATAAGCGCAGATTTTGGAACCCAAAAGTCGTGTAAGGTATCTCCACTAAATATTTTACCCCAAATATGATATGATTTATCTTTTTCTACAAGTAACTTTTCAACATATATTTCTGATGGTTCTTTTGTATACATTTTATCTTCCATCATTTTTTTACCAAAATATGAATCTAATTTAACCCATTTTTTTGCAACCTTTGGTACTCTACCGTGAAAGTTAATAATATATTCTGCTTGTGATCTTGTTGGTGTAAATGATTTACTATTTTGTTTTTTGTGTTTTAATGCCAATATATAGTTATTTGACCCATCATATTCGTCCAATAATTGAAGGGCCCTTGTCTCAGGAGTTTTTGAAATTAATTCTTCCATTATATTATAAATAAAAATAGTAAATAATATAAAAAAATCAATCAAAGTATTTATTATTATGACACAGAATAGAGTACCTATTACAAGATTAAATAAGTTTTTTTCTGAAGAAGATTTTAATTTAGAAATGGATATGGGTATGGAATGGCAGTTGGGTGACATGAATTTCACCGTTGTTTTATATCGAGTTGATAAGCAAAGAACAAATAATGATGATGTTTATGGTGAAGCCATTTCTGATGGTATACAATTTTTAGCACCTGTTGAAGTAAGAGGTTTAGTTAAAATAGATGCACCATCTAATTCAGATATGGGGGCTTCAAAGATTTATCAGTTAGAGCCGGGAAATATGACATTTAGTGTTTACCAATCACACTTGAACCAATTGGCGGTTGAGATTTCTTTAGGTGATTACTTAGCATATTATGAAACTGAAGATAGAGTTAGGTATTATAGTGTGGTAAATGATGGAAGAGTTACATCAGATATGAAACACACATATGGTGGATACAAAAAATATTATAGGACAATAATTGCTACGCCTGTTACTAATGATGAGTTTAACGGAATTTAATTATGGCATTACCAAAACAACAAAAAAAATTTTTACCATTAGTTCCTACAAAAGTTGGAAAAGAAAGAAGACAAGAACTTCTAGATGAAATAACTGAACACGGTACTTTTTTACCTAAAGGTGTTTTACATGCCGATTTAGATAAAGGAATGTTAGATTTTGTTAAAGAAGGGTTGAAGTTGGATATAGACGGTAAAACGATTCCTACAGTAGACAAAATTATAACAACCCAAAACTGGTCCCAATTTACCGAAACATGGAAGTTTCAAGATTTAGATAAAAACGTCTCATTACCTTTTGTTATCACTGTTAGACAACCTGAAGTTGTTTATGGTAAATTTCAAGGAGGAGGAGCTAATATTCCTGAAAGACTTAGATTTTTTTATTATTCAGTACCTACATGGGACGGCCAGAGAAAAGGTGCTGACGTTTATAAAATACCACAACCAGTTCCTGTAGATGTGACATACAGTATAAAGATTTTTTGTAATAGAATGCGTGAAGTGAATGAGTTCAATAAAATTATGATGCAAAAATTCACTTCAAAACAATCATATGTTCAAATAAAAGGACATTATATGCCGATAAAGTTGGAGTCTGTTACTGACGAATCAGTTAAGGAAGTTGAAAAAAGAAAATATTATATTCAAACATACAAACTAATACTAATGGGTTTTTTATTAGATGAAGAAGAATTCCAAGTTTCTCCCGCAATCACAAGACAAGTAACCCTTTTTGAAATAGATGAACTTAAAAAATCAAGAAGAGTTAAAATAGAACCTCCAAGACCTGATAACTTTGATTTAGATTTTTTATTCATTTCAGGTAATACACAATTAAATGAGGTTTTTAGGTATGATGCAGATATAGTAATCGATAGTGTAACTAATGCAATAAATTGTTATAATGTAGAATATACATCAACGACAAGTAATACTTTAAATTACGTTAATTGTTCAGGTATTACCATTAGTGGAGTGACAACACCAGGTAGTCAAGGATCTATTTGTGTTAAAAGTTCTACGTCACCTTATTTTACAATATCTTCAGGAGGAACCTTAAATTCAACTACTAGTTGTTCTTCTTCTTATTCTGTTTTTATTAATAACAATTACTTGGGTGACAATTTATCTAAAATTCAAATAAGTAATGGCGATACTTTAAAGATTATAGTTTATAAAGACAACCCTAATGAGGAATCAATTATAAAAGCAACTGCATTTTTGGTTTAATTACTCCCCGTATATGTCTTTTTCTTTTGTACATGTTTTTATTATTAGGTTCTCTAAAAACTTATACAATTTCAAACCATTCTCATCACAGTATTTTTTGAGTATGTCGTGAACTTCGGGAGATATTTTTATGTTCTTGATTTTTTTCATAATAAATAAATATTTTTATAGTATGAAAAAAGGTAGAATAAATTCTACCCTTAGGACAAATATTATTTTTAACTTATGAATTTTGCAAAAAATTAGTGTATTTATATTAAAAATAAACATTAATTATAATACAAAAATTTATGGCTTCTACTAATAAAGTTTTCGTTTCTCCAGGTGTCTATACATCAGAAAGAGACTTGACATTTGTTGCACAGAGTGTCGGTGTAACTACATTGGGGATTGTTGGTGAAACACTTCAAGGACCTGCCTTTGAACCAATTTTTATAACAAACTTTGACGAGTACCAAGTTTACTTTGGTGGTACTAGTCCTGAAAAGTTTGTGAATACACAGATTCCAAAATATGAAACGTCATATATTGCTAAAGCATATTTACAACAATCTAATCAGTTGTTTGTAACAAGAGTTTTAGGTTTATCAGGTTACGATGCTGGTCCATCTTGGTCTATTACTACAATCGCAAATCCTAATCCTTCAACTATTGGTATGACAGGTACTACATCAGCAACCATTTTATTTAGTGGTTCATCTGGTTCAAGTAGTAACGTTACTATTTTATCAACAACAAATTCACAACTTACTTCAGATTTAAATATACCATATACTGAATTTGACGGAGGTTCTTCAACAGTCGCACAACAATTACAAAGTTACATTGTAAATATTGCAAATTCTTACTACCAAGGTTTAGCATCCTCAGCTTCTACATCAATTTTCTTTGGTTCTGTTAGTGGGGGAACATTAACTCAAACTACAGGTTCACCATATAACACAAGTGCTTATACTGAAGTTTTTGGTGTTGATAATGTTAATTTCAGTTTATCAAGTGCTAGTGCAGCGAATAACGATCCGTGGTATTACGCATTATTTGACTATTCTAAAGTAGCTAGTATAGGATCATACTTTGGTTATGGTTTTGGTTCATCGTTATCTAGTTTCTCAGCAACTTCAGCATCGACATTCTCAGGTTCTTTGGCTGTATTTATTACGAATTATTCAGGTACACCTGATAGTACATATGATGATTTAGTTGTTGCAACATTAAGATCTAGAGGTATCTCAACTTATGGTTCAGACGACGGACCTGTTTATGAAGTAAGTGGTACATCAGACGCACAAATGGTATGTACAGGACAGTATTCTGGCATTTCACAAGACCCATTCTCTACATTTGTAATATCAGGTATCACTAAAGATAATGATACGTTTAGTTTCGAAACATCTTTATTAAGTACCGACAGTAATTATTTATCTAAAGTATTTGGAAGGTCTAATTTTGGTAAGGACAGAAATCAGGTTCCTTTATTTGTTGAAGAGACGTATACTAGTCTTTTAACAACAGGTTATAGATTAGGAAAAGTTAGAGGGTTATACTGTGGTTTTACTGCTTTACCTGGTGCTAGATCTAACGATTTAGATAGTATTGGTTTCTATTTAGAACAATATCAAACACCGGCAACTCCATATGTTGTGTCAGAACTTAGAGGTAATAGAGTTTACAAATTATTTAAGTTCAAGCTAATTTCAGATGGTAACGCAGCAAACAGATTAGTTAAAATTTCAATAGGAAATATTTCATTTAATAACGGTACATTTGATATCTTTGTTAGAGATTTCTATGATAATGACCAAAACGTTAGAGTAATTGAAAGTTTTACGAACTGTTCAATGGATCCTAATCAAAATAATTTCGTAGCTAACAAAGTTGGTACGTCTAATGGTGAATACAAACTTAACTCAAAATACATTATGTTGGAGTTGAGTGACGAGTTTCCTACAGACGCACTTCCTTGTGGTTTTGAAGGGTATATTTCGAGAGAATACGAAGCTGCAACACCACCATTTGTTGTTTACAAAACTAAATACTACCAACCTGGTGAAGTTATTTATAACCAACCTTTTGGTTCGGCTTCAGGTGCTGACGATCCTGTTATTTCAAATGGTGAAAATCCAAGAAGGGCGTATTTAGGTATTTCTAATATTTCAGGAATTGATTATGACTTCTTTGAGTATAAAGGAAAAGTTCTTCCATCAAACATCGCAACCGACACTACAGGTGCAGAATGGGGTTACTTAACTAAAGGTTTCCACATGGATAGTGGGGCAACTATAGTAACAATACCTGCGGGATACGCAACATCAGGACAATCAGCTTACGAAGTTGGGGTTTCTTCTTTCAACTCAGAACCTGAAGATACTGATAACGCATATTATAAACTTAACACTCGTAAATTTACTTTACTAGCGTACGGCGGATTTGATGGTTGGGATATCTATAGAGAATATAGAACTAATGGGGATAGGTTCCAATTAGGTCAATCAGGTTACAAGAAAGGAGCTGCCGCTTCGGCAACATATCCAACAGCAACAGGATGGGGAGCTTTCAAACAAATTAGTGGACCAAACCAAGAAGTTTGGGCTAACACTGACTATTACGCATACCTTTGGGGTCAGCAAACATTCGCAAATCCTGAGTCTGTTAATATTAACGTATTTACAACACCTGGTATTGATTATGTGAATAATAGTAATTTAGTTGAATCTGCAATCGATATGGTTGAAACAGATAGAGCAGATTCTATTTACATTTGTACAACACCTGACTTTAACTTGTTCTTACCATCTTACAATGATGTAACTGAAGGACTTATTTACCCACAAGAAGTTGTTGATAACTTAGAAAATACTGGAATTGATTCTAACTACACCGCAACTTATTACCCTTGGTTGTTAACTAGAGACACTGTAAATAATACACAAATTTATTTACCGCCAACTGCTGAGGTAACTAAAAACTTAGCTTTAACCGATAACATTGCTTTTCCGTGGTTTGCATCCGCAGGTTACACAAGAGGTTTAGTAAATTCAGTTAAAGCAAGACGTAAGTTAACTCAAGATGATAGAGACACTCTTTACAAAGGTAGAATTAATCCAATCGCCACTTTCTCTGACGTTGGTACTGTTATTTGGGGTAACAAAACACTTCAAGTTAGAGAATCGGCACTTGATAGAATCAACGTAAGAAGATTGTTACTACAAGCAAGAAAATTAATTTCAGCAGTAGCAGTAAGATTACTATTCGAACAAAACGACGATAAAGTTAGACAAGACTTCTTAGATTCAGTTAACCCAATATTAGACTCAATTAGAAGAGATAGAGGTTTGATTGACTTTAGAGTTACTGTTTCTAACACACCTGAGGATTTAGATTCTAATACATTAACAGGTAAAATTTTCTTAAAACCTACAAGAGCATTAGAATATATCGATATTGAGTTTGTTATTACACCGACAGGTGCATCTTTTGATGACGTTTAATAAATTTTAAAAACAATGGGGAGTAGAAATATTCCCCATTATTATATTTATTTAAAAAAGAAATTATGAAACTATCAAAAAAAATTATTAAAGAAAGTTTAAACGTAAAAGATAATTCTAAAAAAACTTTTTCAGGTAAAAAACAAAATATTATTTTAACTGAAGAACAATTGGAAATTTTATTAAAAAGAATCAGTAAATAATGGATATTAAAAAACACGTTTATAGACAAGTTTTTAAAAGAAAACTAAAAGAAGGTATTACAGATGAAGGTAGACCTGATCTAAAATATTATGCTTTTGATTGGGATGACAATGTATGTTTTATGCCAACTAAAATAATTCTTTTAAATGATAAAGATGACGAAGTAGGTATGTCAACAGAAGACTTTGCTGAACATAGACATCAAATTGGTGTTGAACCATTTAATTATAAAGGAACAAGGATTGTAGATTTTGGAAAAACCCCTTTTAGAAACTTTAACGTGGAAGGTGATAAAAAATTTATAATTGATTCTATGGTTGCTTCTCCCGGACCATCTTGGAATGATTTTGTGGAATGTATAAATGGAGGTTCTATTTTTGCAATCATTACAGCAAGAGGTCATAATCCCGAAGCTTTAAAAGAGGCTGTTCTTAATTTTATATTATCTAATCATAATGGGATAAACAGTAAGTTAGTTGTTGAAAATTTAAAAAAATATAGAGAGCTAGAATCTGAGGAACTAAGTGAGAACGTAAAAGATTTAAAATTCAACGATAAAGAAATTATTGATGAATATTTGTCTTTATGTAAATTTCATCCGGTCTCTTTTGGTTCAGGAAGTGCGACAAATCCTGAACAAGGAAAAATTGATGCAATGAGAAAATTTATAGCATATTGTCAAGTAATGGCGGAAGAAGTAAGTAGACTAACAGGAACATCACAAAAGGCTGTTTTTAAAAATGACGTACTAGATAATGAATCTTTTATGGAGGCTATGAGTACTTCGTGGAAAGAAAAAGACGACGTAACAATAAAAGGTAGAAAAGTTAGACCAAAAATTGGATTTTCAGATGACGACCCAAGAAATGTGGAGAAGATGAAAGAATTTTTATCTCAAGAATATCCAGAAGAAAATCCAGTTAATGTATATTTAACTAAAGGAGGAGAAAAGATAAGATATAATAGATAAATT